ATGGAATGTAATTTCTATTACTCCAATGATAGCAATAGACTTTGAAGATAAGTGTATTAGAATTGCATTTTTTATGTGTCATTTTGAAGTAACAATTAAATAAATATAAAATGGAAACAAAAAACAACAGCGGTGCTATCTTTAAAAATGATAATAAGAAGTCCGAAAACCACCCTGATTACAAAGGCAAAGTAAATGTAAATGGTAAAGATATGGAGATAGCGTTATGGCTTAAAGAGTCTTCAAAGGGTACAAAGTATTTCAGTGCATCTTTTAGTGAGCCTTATGTAAAAGCAGATGAGCCAAACATTAGAGTAACGCAGTTAGATTCTGACGACTTACCATTTTGATATGTACATAGATGATTATAGTTTACGAGCTTATCTAAGGGAAGCATTAAAGACCAAAACACGAAACCAAATAGTCAAAGAAATACAGGGTAGAGGAGAGAAGTTTCACCAATACAATATTGATAGGTTTCTACAAGGTAAAGATGTGAGTTTAGAAACTGCAAAGAAGTTAGATAAGTATATTTACAGGATCAATTTAGAACAAATGTTACACCCCTTTAATTAGGGGTTTTTTGTTGCTAACAACATAATGTTGAAAAGTTAATTATATATTTGCGTAGATACTAACCAAATAAGAATAAGTTTACTCTATGAAATGGTTAAATGAAGTAGCAAAACATCACAAGGAATGGGTAAGAATAGTCAACTCATTTGGAGAAGACTTTTTTGCAGAAGATATTGTACAAGAAACTTATATAATGCTGATGAAGTGGAGCAGCGAAGAAAAGATGTTTAACAATGGCAAAGTAAACAAAACTTATATGTGGTTAAGTTTACGAAATACATTCTTAATGCATTTGAGAAAGTCAGGTAAGATGGCTAAAGTTAGTTTAGAACATATTGCAATGCTTCAACAGGATCCAAGTGAGGAACTAAAACACGAATCCTATTCAAAGATATTAGATGTATTAGACGATGAGATTAACAATTGGCATTGGTACGACCAAAAGTTATTTAAACTTTACAAAGATACTGATTTGTCAATGCGTGATATAAGCAAAGAAACATCAATAAGTGTTACTTCTATATTTCACACTATCAAACAATGCAAAACACGAATCAATGAATCAGTAGGGGAGAACTACCAAGATTACAAGAACGGAGATTACGAACTAATTAAATAAATATTATGGGCAGACCAAGAAAAAAAGCAGAAGGATTAGGAGACACAGTAGAGCAAGTGTTAGAAGTTACAGGAGTTGCTAAAGTAGCTAAATGGTTATTAGGTGAAGACTGCGGTTGTGAAGAAAGAAAAGAGAAGTTAAACAAGATGTTTAGATACGAAAGACCTCTTTGCTTAGAACAACACGAATACGAAATACTAAGTGAAGAAAAGTTACTTGAAAAGAATACACTAAGACCAAGTGAACAAATTCAGATTATTAAAATATACAATCGTATCTTTAGACAAAACCAAGTAATGACAAATTGCGGAAGTTGTATGCGTGAAGTAGTAAACAAAATGAAATTAGTATTTAACGAATATAAAGACGAACAATAATGGCTAAAGTAGGAAGACCTCGTAATGTAGAAACACCTGAAGCAATGTACGAACTATTCAAGGTGTATAAGAACTATGTAAAAGAAAACCCAAGATACAAGTATAACTTAAATCAAAGAACAGGTGACATGATCCCCGAACCTTTAGAAGTTCCGTTAACTTTAGAAGGCTTTGAGATATATATTCTTGAGAAGGAAGGTTATTATATTGAGCAGTATTTTAAGAACACAAATAAAATTTACGAAGAATTTGTACCCATCTGCACACACATACGCAAAGAAATCAGAAAAGACCAAATTGAAGGTGGTATGGTAGGGCAATATAATTCAAGTATTACACAACGATTAAACAATCTTGTAGAGCGTACGGAAACAACAAACATAGAGCAACCATTATTCCCTGATGTTACAACGGACAACTGCGATTAATAAAATTCTTGCTTTAAAAAAGCGGGTTAAGATTATTCAAGGAGGAACTTCAGCAGGTAAAACTTTTGGAATCATTCCTGTATTAATTGACAGGGCAGCCAAGACTTCTAATTTAGAAATAAGTATAGTTGCAGAATCTATTCCACATCTTAGAAGGGGTGCGTTAAAAGACTTCTTAAAAATAATGAAGTGGACAAACCGTTACATTGATGCTTCGTTTAATAAATCACTTCTTAGATACGAATTCGGCAACGGTAGTTATATGGAATTCTTTAGTGCAGATGACTCATCTAAACTAAGGGGTGCAAGGCGTGATATTCTCTACATAAACGAATGTAATAACATTGAGTTCGAATCTTACAACGAATTATCAATACGAACCAAGAAGGAAGTTTATTTAGACTTTAACCCTGCAAATGAATTTTGGGTGCATACCGAACTAAAAGACGAATTAGATACTGACTTCATAATTTTGACCTATAAGGATAATGAAGCTCTTGATGAAGCAATCGTAGCTCAAATAGAAAAGAATCGTTTAAAGGCAAGCACAAGTAGTTATTGGGCGAATTGGTGGCGTGTTTATGGATTAGGCGAAATAGGAATGCTTGAAGGAGTTATCTTTTCTAATTGGAAAGTAATTGACACGATACCTGTAGAAGCAAAGTTGCTCGGTTACGGATTAGACTTTGGATATACCAATGACCCTACAACTATTATAGAAGTTTACAACTACAACGGCAAAAGGATCCTGAACGAAATCTGCTATCAAACAGGAATGGTTAATAGTGATGTTGCGAAGAAGTTAGAACCAAATGTGATTGCTTACGCTGACTCATCAGAACCGAAATCAATAGAAGAAATAAAGAGACAAGGCAAAACAATTAAAGGAGTTACAAAAGGTCAAGATTCAATTAACTTTGGTATTCAAATAATGCAAGGGCAAGAATATTTAGTGTCTTCAAGCAGCGTAAACCTAATCAAAGAATTGAGGGCATATTGTTGGGACTCTGACAAAACAGGCAAAAGACTAAACAAACCTGCAGGCGGAAATGACCACGCAATAGATGCGGTGCGTTATCACGAAATGGAGACATTGGGAATAAACTCAATGTATGGGCAATACAATATAAGATGACCGAAGAAGTAGATTTAAACGCAATGAAAAGAGTAATTGAAAACTACATCTTTGAAAAGAAAGGAAGACGAATACAAATAGTCTTTGATGATTTGATGAGTATGCGAAGACACTTTCAAATGTTAAGTGAGGCATACGATTTTGTGGTTGCTTATAACAATAAGAAAAATAATTAATTTAATATATATGCAGTTAGAACTAACCGTACCGACAAGTTTAAATGAGATTCCTTTGATGAACTATCAGGAGTTTATAAAGATGCGTGAAAAGACGAATGATGACGAATTTATGGCGCAGAAAATGATTGAGATATTTTGCGGTATTAAACTAAAGGAAATCGTTAATCTTAAAATGACTGAAGTAAATAAGTTGATCCTACACTTTAATGAATTGTTTTCACACACACCTAAATTAATACCTACTTTTAAAATAGGAGAATTAGAGTTTGGATTTATAACCAACCTTGAGGATATAAGTTTTGGTGAGTATGTAGATTTAGAAAGCAATCTTAAAAGTTGGGAAACATATCACAAAGCTATGGCGGTTATGTACCGACCAATCAAAAGAAAAGCAAAGGCAAAAGTAATAGGAGAAGAAACTTACGAGATTCAGCAATATACAGGAGCAGATGAATTTGCAGAACTAATGAAGTATGCACCATTGGATGTAGTATTAGGAAGCTCAGTTTTTTTTTGGAGTTTAGGAAACGAATTATTAATAGCTACGATGGATTATTTGGAGAAGGAAGTGAAGACGAACAAGAATCTATCAGCGACTTTAGCGAAACAACTCAATTTGGAAAACAATGGGGATGGTATCAATCAATATATGCAATCGCTAAAGGAGACATCACTAAGTTTGACGAAGTTACCCGAATGGGATTACTTAAATGTCTTACCTACTTAACATTTGAAAAACAAAAGAACGAAATAGAACAAAGACAACTGAATAAATTAAAACGATGAACGGATTTTACACAATCATAGACAAACTTAAAGCTCATTTAGACGCTGATATTTTTGTGAACACAGTTACTGAAGGAGACATTTTTAAAGTTGATTTAGCTAAGCAAACTATTTTTCCTTTGGCACATATTATGGTAAATACTGCAACATTCGAGGGTAATGTAATTAGATTTAATGTTAGCCTTATTGCAATGGATATAGTTGACATATCAAAAGACGAATCAGTTAATAGCTACTTAGGAAACGATAATGAACAAGATGTACTCAATACTCAATTGGTGGTCTTAAATCGTGCGTATGAGCTTATGAGAAGGGGTGATATGTATAGCGACTTATACCAAGTAGATGGAAACCCAACTTGCGAACCATTTACCGAAAGATTCGAGAATTTACTTGCAGGTTGGACAATGACTTTTGATGTTTTGATTCCTAACGATATGAGTATTTGTTAATGAAGACTGAAAGACAAATAGCGTTAGAGAAGTTTAGAGACTATGTAATTCAACAAGCAAAGTCTAACTTAACACGAATGCATAAGAAGTCTTCAAGTAAGTTATACAACTCAATTAAAGGTGAGGTTAAAGAAATGCCTAACTCAATTCGTTTGGGTTTTGATATGGAGGAATACGGATTCTTTCAAGACAAAGGAGTAAGCGGTACAAAAAGACGATACGACACGCCATTTAGCTACAAGAGTAAACAACCACCAATAGAACCTATTGAAAAGTGGATAAAGAATAAGGGAATAGTGCCAAGAAATAGCAAAGGTAGATTTACATCAAAGAGAGGATTAGCATTTGCAATAGCAAGAAGCATAAAAGAGAAAGGAATTAAACCGAGCTTATTCTTTACTAAGCCATTTGAGAAAGCATTTAAGAATTTACCTGATGAATTAATAGAAGCATTTGGATTAGATGCAACTGAAACTTTTAATACAATAATGAACGAAAATTTTAAAAAGAAATGAGTAACACTTACATAGCAGCAAGGTCACCTTATATAGTTGAGGTAAATGAAGCTTCTCAAACAGGAAGTAAAGTAGAGATATTTATTTGGAATACAGGTAGCACACCCGCAACGCCTCAATACACATTAAGTAAACTAATACCTGCTTCAAATAATCTGCAAACTACTTATAACGTAGCGCCTTATATTAGGGAGTATATTTCGCATTTAGCATTTAATAATAATTATAGCACAAACAATAGTTTAACGCCTACAAATGAGTACTGCAAAGTATTAATTAAAAAGTATAAAAAAGTAGGTTTATCAACTTATGTATTTATTTCAGGAACTTCTCGCTATGCTTCTGATGGTTATGGTTATTATTCAGAACTTATGAATCCTGTTAATGGTAGATTCTTTTTAGAGCAAGGGACTTATTATTATCATTATGACGGAGTCGATCCTTCAACTACAGGTTCAAGGAGGGGTGGAATTATAACAATGGATTTAAACGACGGAGACTATATTAGATATACTGAAATAGGAACAGGGAATCAAGATACTAACACAATAAGTGCAGACGGAGTTTACGATATCTTTAGAGTTTACCCTGCTGCTTATGCGCTTGGAAATATTCTTGAAGTCTTTGACATTGACAATAATCTTTTAGCTACTTATACATTCTTGCCTAATTACGAATGTAAATATGAACCTGTAGTTATTGACTTTATAAACAAGTTTGGTGGATGGCAAAGAGAGTTTTTCTTTAAGGCATCAAACACTTCAATAGGAATAGAAGGAACTGAGTACAATTTACTTCAATCTGACTTAGTTAATTACTCAGAGTTAGAAGGTCAAAGAAGCGTATTCAATATAAATGGTAGGGAAGTAATAAAGACTAACACAGGTTTTGTTACTGATAGTTTTAATGAAACTCTTAAGCAATTAATGCTAAGTGAAAGGATCCTAGTAAATAACCGACCTGCAAAACTAAATACGAAATCAACGGAGCTTCAGAAGAACATAAATAACAAAATGATTAACTATCAAATGGAGTTTGAATTTGCAAACGATATTATAAACTCAGTTGTATAATGCAAAGAAAAGTACAAATACTTGTAGAGGGGAGAAGGCTTGAATTATTCAATGATGAAAAGATTGAAGTAAATTCTTCAGTACAAAATATAGCTGATATATCAAAAGTATTCACTGACTTTTCGCAATCGTTTAGCATTCCTTGTTCTGATGTTAACAATCAAATCTTTCAGCACTTTTACCAAACGGATGTTGACTCAACTATTGACCACAATATAAGACGAGATGCAGTTATAGAAATTGACTTAACTTTTTTTAGGCGGGGTAAATTAAGTATTGAAAAGGCGAATGTAAAAAAAGGTGATTCAGAAAGCTATCAAGTTACTTTTTATGGTGATGTACTTAGTTTAAAAGATAAGTTTGGAGAAGACTTATTAAGCAACTTAGATTACGATTCTATTAATCATAACTATACAGGAACGGAAGTAGTAGATAGAGTAACTGACGGAACAACCGATTACGAAGTTCGCTACCCATTAATAAGCTCAAAAAAAATATGGCAGTATGGAAGTGTAGTTCCAAATGGAAGTAATCCTTCTTGGTATGACCCTACTATGTTACCTAATAGTGACATTAGCACAATGGGTGGTGCGATTGAATACAACGAATTATTTCCTGCAGTTAAGATTTCTAAGATGTTTGATTTAATTGAATCAAAATACGGATTAACTTTTAACGGAACATTCTTAACCAATAAGAGATTTACTAATATGTATTTGTGGATGAAGAATAAAGATGTGTTTGATTTTATGACGCAATCTTTGTCTATTGATTTAACCACACTTTCAGGACCTCCATTTTTTGTATATGATTTAACAAGCGCATTTGATTTAACTAACAATAAAATAAACATTGCATTCTTGCAAGATGTAGATGACCATTTAATAAAGGTTAAAGTTATTTCAAAATCTGCAGTTGGCACTTATTGGATAGATATTTATCAAGATGGGAATTTATGGCAAACATTAACCAATACTGCGGTGCATACTTTTACTCCAATTGTGTTACAAAATGCAAACGCCTTAAACACGAATTTAACTTTTAAAGTTAGAAGTGACGCATCAATGACTTTAGATTTTACAATTGAATATGGAGTTACAGTTATATATGAAGACCCATTTACCTTAATAATTAGTCAAGTTTATGATTACAAGATAGCACAAACGAATTCAGTATCTTTGACAGGTTTAACTGATTTATCAAGTGTAGCACCTAAAATGAAAGTCTCAGATTTCTTTGCAGGTATAATAAAAGAATTTAATTTAACTTGCTATCCAACTGATGTAAACACTTATCAAATAGAACCATTAGGAGATTGGTATTCTAAAGGAGCAATTATAGACATAACGGAATATACTGATGTAGACTCAATAGACATAGAACGAATTAAATTATTTAAGAAGATAGCATTTAGATACCAAGCATCTAATAGCTTTATGAATAAATACTACAAACAACAATTTAGTAAAGAATACGGAGACGCAACTTTTGAATATAATTATGACGGAGGTGAGTTTTTAATTGAGCAACCTTTTGAGAATTTACTTTTTAATAAGTTTACGGGAACTGATTTACAAGTGGCTTATAGCTTGGATCCTGCATTTGCACCTTATGTTCCTTCACCTTGTTTAATATATCAAGCAGAACAAACTAATGCAACATACAAAATTTATAACGGCACTTCAATTGTAAGTGCTACAACTTATGTTCCATTTGGACAAGATTTAAACTACCAAAATATTAATTATTCTTCAAACTTTGCACCTGAAACTTCTACGCTTTTAGATATACCTATACAACAAAGTTTATTTGCAACATATTATTTTTCTTACCTAACCAATTTATTTAATTTAAAGAATAGATTAACAAGCGTAAAGACGAATTTACCGATTTCATTAACTACAGGTTTAAAGCTAAATGATAGAGTTATTATAAGAGACAAGCGTTATATAATTAACGAAATGAAATTAGACTTAACTACAGGTGAAGCTAACTTTACTTTGTTAAATGATTTTGCACCATTAATTCCAAGAGCAATTTTTAACGGAAAACAAGAAGGAGACGATATTATAATACCAATTGTATTTCCTAACGGAACATCTAAGCCTTCAAAGGTTATAGGAGCTGCATTAAGAAGTGATACTGCTGATATAATAATAAACCCTGATTCAGCAGACGAAGAAAGAAGCGTTATTGTAACTGTTCCACCTGTTGCGGAAAAAGGATTATTTGTAGACGATGAAGGAGACTACATAGACACGGAAGAAGGATTGATTTTAAGAACTGAAGAAGGAGACGCAAGAGTGATTGTGATTTTTATAGATTACACATTTGAAGATGGAACAACAACAACACAAGAAAAATACATAGTACAATGATAAATTTAATTATACAAATGCTGATGACTGATAAGTTTTACGGCAAAGGAGAGTGCATAGAAATAGCAAAGGGAAAGTATGCAATCCCATTTACTATTAAAAAAGCTATTGAGAAAGGAAGAAGACAAGCACACATAAAAAACTTAAAAAACAATGGCTGAAAAAAGAACGGTTGAATTAGAAATTAAAGACAACTCAAAGAGTTTAAAAGCACAACTTAAGGAAGCCGTAATGGAAGTTCAAAAACTTTCAGATGCTTATGGTGCAACTTCTGCTCAAGCAATTGAGGCTGCAAAAAGAGCAGGTGAATTAAAAGATAAAATAGGTGATGCTGCAGACTTAGTTAAATCATTTAATCCTGATGCGAAGTTTAATGCACTTAGTAAATCTATTGGTGGAGTTTTAGACGGATTCCAAGCATTTGAGGGTGCATTAGGTTTAATTGGAGTTGAAGGAGAACAAGTACAAGCTACTTTATTAAAGGTTCAATCAGCAATGGCTTTATCTCAAGGTCTTCAAGGTTTAGGAGAAGCTCGTGATTCATTTAAACAATTAGGCGGAGTTATTAAGGATTCTTACCAAAGTTTGTTGAGGTTTATTGCGGGTCAACAAGTACAAACTGTTGTAGCAGGTGAGGTAGCGGTAGCGACAGGTGCGGAAGCAGTAGCAACTGAAGGTGCAGCAGTAGCGCAATTAAGTTTAAACGCTGCAATGAAAGCAAATCCAATAGGATTAATATTGGGTTTAGTGGTAGCAGCTACAGCAGCAATTGTTGGTTATATGTATGCAACAAGAGAAGCTACTGATGAAGAAAAGAAAGCGGAAAAAGCCAAAAAATCAAGAGATGAGGCAAATAAAAAAGCAATACAAACTCAAAAAGAAAGTGCTGAATTTATAGGTAAAGAAACATCTCAATATGCAATGTTAATTAGCCAATTAAAAGGAACTAATAGCGGAAGCAAAGAAAGAGTTAATTTAATCAAAAAAATTAATTCTGAATACGGAACTACTCTAAAAAATATGAGTAGTGAAAAAGGTTTTCAGGATCAATTAAACGCATCATTAGCAAACTATATTCAATACCAAAAACAAAAATTTGCACAGGGTATTCTAAATTCAAGAGCAGAAACTTTACAAACAAAAAGAGCGATTGTAGAACAACAACTGCAACAAAAGGAAATGGTTCTAATGAACAAATCTTTCTATGTTGATGCTTCGGGGATGGGCAAAGGAAACAGTCCACAGGAAAGAGCAAAGAATGCAAAATACATTAGAGACACTGAAGCAGAAGTTGAAAGGTTAAATGGTAGAATAAGAGGAATTGACGCTACATTTAAAATGGTTAGTCAACAATCTCTTGCATTAGCTAATTCTTTATCAGGTCAATTTGTACCTGCAGTAGTTGAAACAGGCGGTGCAGTTGATACTAATACTGCATCTAACGAAGCGTTAATACAATCATTACTAGACTTACAAATAGCAAATAATGAAGTAGGTAAAAGTGAAACACAACTTTTAGACATAAAAAAACAAAGAGACTTAGACGCATTACAAGCTACATATAATAACTCTTTAAAAGATGAGGCTGCAATTAAAGCACTTGCAGATGCAAAGGTTTTAATTGAGTTAAAATACAATCAAGATATTGCGGTTATAAAAGCTAAATTTAGACAAGAGGAAATAACAAAAGAAGATGCGCAATTTGCGCTACACGAAGAAGCAACATATAGCGAAAAAGAAAAAGAAATTGCAGCACTTGTTAAAACTTACGAAGATAAATTTGCATTGGCAGGTGATAACGCTGCACTTGAACAAGAATTAATAATAAAACAAAAAGAAGAATTAAAATTAATACAGGAAAAATACGCTGCAAAGGATTTAGAAACCACAACTAAAACTGAAGAAAAAAAGCAAGCAATAGAGGCTGCAACATTAGAACAAAAATTAACTGCAGTTCAAGATACCTTTGCAACTATCGCAAATTTAGCAGAATTATTTGCGGGAGATTCTGAAGCGCAACAATTAAAAGCATTTAAAATTCAAAAAGCAGCCAACATTGCAGGTGCATTAGTTAACACTTATTCGTCAGCGGTTTCTTCTTACAACTCTTTATCGGGAATACCTGTTGTTGGTCCTGTGTTAGGTGGTGCGGCAGCAGCGGCAGCAGTTACTGCGGGATTACTTAATATTAAAAAAATTAAACAAACTGAATTTGGAGGTGGAGATTCTGCAGGTGGTGGAGGTAGTAATATGGGTGGAATAGATACTTCAGGTGGTGGAGGTGGTGGAGTTGTTTCGCCAACTTTTAATGTGGTAGGTAACAATGGATTTAATCAACTTGCCCAACTTCAACAACAACCTGTACAAGCGTATGTTGTTAGTGGAGAAGTAACATCTGCTCAAGCATTAGATAGAAATAGAATCACAAATGCAACACTTTAATAAAAACTTAATTTAATTATTATGAAAATCATAGAACTTATTATTGACGAAAAGGATTCCTTAAGTGGAATTGATGCGGTTTCAGTTGTAGAGAATCCTGCAATAGAAGAAAACTTTATTGCCTTGTCAAAACACGAAGTAGAGTTAAAAGAAATTGATACTGAAAAGAAGATTTTAATGGGTGCTGCATTAGTGCCTAACAAACAAATTTATAGACGCAACGACAAGAACGAAGAATACTATATTTTCTTTAGTGAAGATACAATTCGCAGAGCTTCTGAATTGTTCCTGATGAACTCAAACCAAAATAACGCAACATACGAACATGATCAAAAGTTAAAAGGTTTAAGCGTAGTTGAGTCTTGGATTATTGAGGATCCTAAACACGACAAATCAGTTAAGTATGGTTTTAGTTTACCTGTTGGAACTTGGATGATTTCAATGAAAGTAAACAACGAGGATGTATGGAAAAAAGTAAAAGACGGAAGTGTTAAAGGGTTTTCAATTGAGGGTTACTTTGCGGACAAATTAGAAATGAGTTTAAATAATATAGATGAAATGGAAGAAAAATTAATGATTGATAAAATCAAAGAACTAATCACGAAAAGTGAATTAGGAAGTCAAAATGTAAACTTAAGTTTAGCTGATGATATTGAAAAATTATTAGATGGAGTTAACGCTAAAAGAAGACAGTTATCTACTCAAGGATTAAAAATATCTGAGCAATTTTTAGCTCTAACAGTTGAGTACAATAAAATACTATCAATGTCTATTGATGCTGCTAATAAAGCAAAAGATTTAGGTATTGCAGATGCTGAAAAATACTTTAGAGTAAGAGGTGCTGAAGCAAAAGATTATTCAAGTGTGGTAGGTAAAGTTTCAAATGTAATTGCAGATTCAATTAGGTCAATATAAACAAATAAAAACAACTATGAAAACACCAAGCAAAACATCACCTAAAGGCGGAAAGCGTGGATGCTTATGCAAAGACGGAACTTACTCAAGTAAATGTTGTGATGGTTCTTTACAAGCACAAGGAATAGGAGCTACAACAGGCACTGAAAATGTAAATACAACAACTGATAACGGAACAAGAGTTATAGTGCGTCAAAACGGATAAAAATACAACAAAATATAAACAATTTAATTTAATAACTATGAGTACACTAAACAAGATTTTTAACAAGATTACTGATAAGACTGAGTTAGCAAAACACGAAGTTGAGTTGAGCATAGTAACTGATTTTGAAAAAGCATATAATGAAGCATTAGATATGCAAGAAAAAGCGGAAACAAATATAATCAATTACAATGAATTAGCTAAATCAATTCAAGGTGTATTAACTCAAGCAGGACAAAAATTTTTAAGAGCAAATGCAATTTATCAAGAAATTGAGCAAATGTCTAAAGATTTAGGAGTTGAGCCGTCTAACGTAATTAAAAACAAAAAAGAAACTATTTCAATAGCTATAAAAGAGATAGACGCATACAATAAAAAATTAACGTCTAATAAAGTAAATATCTAAATAAACACAAATGAAAACAAGCGTAATTAATCAAATCAAAACTTTACTTGGAATGGAAGTAAGTTTAGAGCAAATGAAAATGGCTGACGGAGTAACCGTAATTGAGGCTGATAAGTTCGAAATGGACAACGAAGTTTTTGTTGTTACACCCGACGAGCAAAAGATTCCTGTTCCTATTGGAGAATACGAACTAGAAAATGGAATGATTTTAGTTGTAGAAGTAGAAGGAATTATTGCTGCAGTAAACGAAGCGCCAATGGAAGAAGAAGCACCTGAAGCAGAAGCGCCTGAAGTGCCTGTTGAAGCTACTGAAGAAACTGCTACACCAAAGAAAACTATCGAATCTATCGTTAAAGAAACATTCTTTAATGAAATCGAAGCACTTAAAAACGAAAATATTGAATTGAAAGCTCAATTAGAAAAACTTTCCGCAGTTGAAACTACAAACGACAATGTCGTAGAACTTGCAGAAGAAGTTAAGCCAATTGCTTTTAATCCTGAAAACGAAACTAAAGTAGAGATGTTCAAAATTGCTACTAAAAGAAATCGTTCAATTATGGATTCTATCCTTGAAAAAATTAACAAATAATATTAACTAAACAAACATTTTAAAAAATGGCTACTACAACATCAATTACTACAACTTACGCAGGTGAGTTCGCAGGAAAATACATCGCTGCTGCGTTGTTATCTGCACCAACATTAGAGAAAGGTGGAATGACTGTCCTTCCTAATGTAAAATATAAGCAAGTTCTTAAAAGAGTTGGAACTGACGGAATCGTTAAAGATGCTTCTTGCGACTTTACCGCTACATCAACTTTGACATTAACTGAAAAAATTATTCAACCTGAAGAATTTCAAGTTAACTTACAATTATGTAAGAAAGATTTCAAATCTGATTGGGAAGCAATCGGAATGGGATATTCTGCATTTGACACTTTACCAAAGAACTTTGCTGATTTCTTAATCGGGCATGTTGCTGAAAAAGTTTCTGCTTCTATGGAGTCTACAATTTGGACAGGAGTTAATGCTACTGCAGGTCAATTCGCAGGTATTATGACACAATTATTAACTGAGCCTGCTCAACCATCTGCTCAAGAAGTTGCAGGTACTACTGTAACTGCTGCAAATGTAGTTGTTGAATTAGGAAAAATCGTTGATGCTTTACCTGCTACATTGTACGGAAAAGAAGATTTGACTCTTTATGTTTCTAACAATATTTATCGTGCTTATGTTCGTGCATTAGGCGGTTTTGCTGCTGCAGGTGTAGGTGCAAATGGTTATGATAACAAAGGAACAAACCAAGTTCTTGGTGACCTTTTCTTTGACGGAGTAAGAATATTTTTAGCTAACGGATTAGCTGCTAATACTGCTTTGTTAACACCAACTTCTAATCTTTATTTTGGAACAGGTTTATTGAACGATATGAACCAAGTTAAAGTTTTAGATATGGCTGACCTTGATGGTTCTGAAAATGTTCGTGTTGTTATGCGATTTACTGCTGACGCTAAATACGGATTTGCTGAAGATTTAGTTTCTTACGGAATTGTTAACGCTTCCAACTAATCACAATAATTAATTAAGAGAAAGGGGAGGTAAAGTGCCTTCCCTTTTTTATTTTACAAACAATTTAAAACACATATTATGAGCTGCGATATAGCAAACGGAAGATTAGAGCAATGCAAAGATTCAATTTCAGGTCTTGACTCAATCTATTTTATCAATTTTGGTGCATACAATCCCGATTCCTCTTTGGGTGGTGGTGACATCGTTTATTCAACTGTTGCAGGTTACGAAGACCAAATTACTTCAATCAACGGAGTTACTGAAGTATTTAAATACGAATTAAAAGGAAATAACTCTTTTGAAACTGCAATCAATTCTTCAAGAGAAAACGGAACAACTTTCTTTGAACAAACTTTAACAGTTCAATTTAAAAGACAGGATCCATTAACTCACAAGAACATTAAAATGTTAGCTTACGGAAGACCAAACATTATTGTAAGAACTAGAGGAAATCAATTCTTCCTTGCAGGTTTACAATTCGGTATGGATGTTTCTGCAGGTACTGTATCTACAGGTTCTGCAATGGGTGATTTTAATGGTTACGGATTGACATTTATGGGAGCAGAAATGAGCCCTGCAAATTTCTTGGATTGTGCTACTGAAGGTGAACTTATCACTTTGTTAGATGGTGCAACTGTTACTATTGACTAATACCTTTTTAATAGGTTAAAATTAGGGTGGCTATTTGGCTGCCCTTTTTTTTTGAAACAAATTAAGAAAAAGTTAATTTAATATATAAGATGATTATTTTAACAACTGAAAATGTATTAGAACAAACTTTCCCTTTAATTACAAGAGGTGGAACAATTACTGATATAGTATTAAAAGACGAACAAACAAATGTTGAAAGCGCTTTAAGTTTTACTACTACTGAAGGATCCTATTATACAATTATAGAAGCAATCTTTACCTTAATAGAAAACCATTTTTATACATTAACTTGTTTTAATGATAGCGAAATAATATACAGGGATAAAGTATTTTGTACTGACCAACCAATAGTAACATTCAGCGTAAACAACGGACAATATACAAGCAACGCTACAACAAATGAATTTATAGTTTATGAGTAATATTCACATACATAATTTAAGTGCTTACACAACGCCTACAATTCAAGAATCTAAGCGTGATGAGTGGGTAGAATTTGGAGAAGATAATAACTACTTTCAATTTTTGATAGACCGTTATACTAACTCTACAACAAATAACGCCATAATAAACAATATAAGCAGATTAGTCTATGGAAAAGGCTTAAGTGCGTTAGACGCTTCTAAAAAGCCTAATGAGTACGCTCAAATGATGGCTTTGTTTAACAAAGATTGTATTCGTAAAATGATTATAGACCGAAAGATGTTAGGTCAATTTGCAATACAAGTGCATTATTCAAAAGATAGAAAAAACATACTTAAGGCTTTTCACATTCCTGTTAATTTAATTAGAGCAGAAAAGTGCAATCAATACGGAGAAATAGAAGGTTATTACTATTCTGATAATTGGGAAGACACAAAGAAATTTAAGCCTGTAAGATACGCTGCATTCGGTACATCAAAAGACGAAATAGAAATTTTGTTTTCTAAGCCGTATGCAGTTGGGATGAAGTATTACGCTTATCCCGATTATCAAGGAGCTTTGCCTTATGCACTACTTGAAGAAGAAGTTGCAGATTATTTAATTAATGAAGTTCAAAACGGATTTAGCGGAACTAAAATAGTTAACTTTAATAACGGAGTTCCTTCAGAAGAACAACAAGAGATTATCTCAAGAAAAGTTCTAAACAAACTAACAGGTTCAAGAGGGCAAAAAGTTATTGTAGCGTTTAATAATAATGCAGAATCTAAAACGGATGTAACTGATATTCCTTTAAATGATGCACCTGAACACTACACATATTTAAGTGAAGAATGTACTAAGAAAATAATGTTCGGACACAATGTAACTTCTCCTTTGTTGTTTGGTTTGGCTACTTCAACAGGTTTTAGTGCAAATGCAGATGAATTAATGAACTCAAGTATTCTTTTTGATAATATGGTTATACGACCAATGCAAGAAGAAATATGCGAAGCCTTTGATAAGATACTTGCTTACAACGGAATTGCTTTAAAACTATTCTTTAGAACATTACAACCTTTAGAATTTACTGATTTAGAAAATACGCAAACTACTGAGCAAGTTGCTGAAGAAACAGGAACTGAATTAAGTTCACAAACAAACGAACTTATAGACTTAGGAGAAGATATACAAGAAGATTGGGTTCTAATAGATGAATTTGAAGTTGATTACGACCAAGAAGACGCAATAGACGCTGAAATAGAAAAAGCAAACAACCCTAAACAAAGTCTTTTATCTAAGGTTTATAATTTTGTAAGTACAGGCGTTGCAAATCCACGAGCTTCATCTAAACAAGACGATGTAATTAATGATATTAGATTTATTACACGATATAGATACAACGGAGGAATAAGTGAAAATACTCGTGAATTTTGTAAGTCAATGGTGACTGCAAATAAAGTTTATCGCAAAGAAGATATTCTTCGTATGGGTAGTTCTGCAGTAAACAAAGGTTGGGGTCCTGAAGGAGCTGATACTTATTCTATTTGGTTATATAAAGGCGGTGGTGCTTGTCATCATAAATGGATGAGACAAACATTCGTAGCATTTGACAAGGGAATGGGAATTGATCCATTGAGTCCTAACGCAAAAACAGTAAGCACAAATAAAGCAGAAAAGGCAGGTTATAGAATAAGAAACCCACAACAAGTTTCAATGCGCCCAATTGATATGCCAAATGAAGGCTTTTTACCAACTAATAAAAGATTTAACTAATGGCAGAAGCACTTTTAGTAACACGAAATGATATTGTAAAGTTTACTGCTATGAACGGCAATGTAGACACTGATAAATTTATACAATTTGTAAAGATAGCGCAAGACATTCATATACAAAATTATTTGGGTACTAAACTACTTGAAAAATTAAAGTCAGACATAACTAAACAAGCAAGTAAAATTCCTGTAAATGTATCTTTAACAAATGCAGGTACAGGTTATTCTACAACTGAAACTACAACAACCGCTATTTTACCTTCAATAGGAGAAGGTTTAACTTTAGAAATATTTGCAATTGGCGGAATTATTCAATCAGTTAATTATTATACGAATCAAATGGGAAGCGGTTACAATGTTGGAGATGTAGTTACCATTGATGGTGGAAACGATGATGCAACATTAACTATAAACTCTTTATTTAGTGTTCCATATAACTACGCTAACTTAATTGAAAATTTTGTTAAGCCTATGCTGATACATTGGGCAATGGTTGAATACTTACCATTTGCAGCTTACACAATCGCAAACAAAGGAGTTTATAAGCATTCGTCTGAGAATAGCGAAAATGTACAAAAAAACGAAGTAGATTTTTTAATTGAAAAGGAAAGACAAATTGCACAACATTATACGGAGCGTTTTATAAACTATATTAGTTTTAATAATAACTTATTTCCCGAATATTACAATAATCAAAATGGGAATATGTATCCCGATTCAATGAACAATTATACAGGTTGGTATATTTAATTATATGAAGAAAAACTACAAACCAAAAGAAGAAAACATTAAGAAATTAAAAACCTTCTTAAAAAAGATAAACAATGGCGGAAATAAAAATTAGTGAGTTAACTGCTAACGGTGCAAATCTTCAGGCTACTGATAGAATACCTACTGCGGTTGACGATGGTTTAGGAGGGTTTGTTACACGATATGTTACAGGTGATGAGGTTATAGGTGCGGTTTCTAAAACAACTGTTCCTGTACGCAATCAATCGGGTTCTACAATATACAAAGGAACTATTGTTTATATTTCATCTGCTGCAGGTAATAAATTACTTATTAGTAAATCATTAGCAAATTCAGAGGCTACATCTGCAAGAACATTAGGAGTAGTTACGGCTAACATTCCAAACAATTCAAATGGAAATGTTCAAAGTTCGGGAATCTTAACTAACTTAGACACACGCTCAAGCGCAACAAATCCTTTCACTTCGGTTACATTAGCTGATGGAGATACCTTGTATTTAGATCCCACAACTGCAGGTTATGTAACTAATGTGAAACCATTAGCACCAAGCCATTTAGTTTATATAGGTAAAGTAATAAATGCTTCTCCTACAACAGGTGAAATTCTTTACCAAATACAAAACGGATTTGAACTATATGAAATACACGATGTAGCTATTAATTCAGTTGCAAATAATGATGTACTTCAATATGATAGCGCTACTTCACTTTGGAAAAACGAAACACTTTCAAATGCGGGAATACAACCTACTTTAGTTAGTGGAACAAACATTAAAACAATTAACTCTACTTCTTTGTTGGGTAGTGGTGATATTGCAATTTCAAGCGGTTTAACCGTAGGTACAACTGCTATAACTTCGGGTACGGTAGGAAGAATATTATTTGAAGGAACAGGCAATGTACTACAAGAAGATGCTGCTTTGTTTTGGGACAATACAAATAAAAGATTAGGAGTAGGTGCAACGCCTGATACTTCAACTAGACTAGATGTAAGAGCACAAGGGGCATTAAGTACTGACCTAGCTTTTCGAGTTCGGAATAGTGCTAATACTCGAAATATAATTTCAGTGCAAGGTGATGAAACAATCACATTAGGGGCAACTACTAATGCAAATACAAAACTTTCAATAAGTGGTTCTTCAATTGGAGTGTCTTCAAATGCTACACTTGTTGGATTTAGTGCAACAATTAATCCTGCTACATCAATTAACGCCGCCGCTTTTGGTGGTTTTGTTAGAGTTTCGGGAGGTGCTGCGAGTGGTAATTATTATGGTGTAAGCACCGATATTGATTCGGGAAATGTTAATACAATTTTAAATGCAGTTTGGGGTTCAGCACACGGGAGCGGGACTAATTATGGAGGCTACTTCAGAGCATACGGTGGTACTTCTAATCACGCTTTATATGTTCTAGATGGAGATATGAGATTTGGAGCAACAACAACAAATAAAATAGGTTTTTGGAATAAGACTCCAATACTTCAGCCAACTACTGCAGTAGCAGCAGGGACATTTGTAGTAGGAGTAGGAACGGCAGTTACCGATGCAAGCACATTTGATGGTTACACATTAGGACAAATAGCAAGAGCGTTAAGAAATATGGGTATATTAGCATAAACAAAAACATAAATTATGAGCATTTTAATTAAAGCAACAGAAACAAAAGAAATTTTAATTTCGGGAACGGAATACGAGTTAACGGAAGTTTACGGAAGACTTGAATTTGCAGCAAGAGCAAGTGGAACTACATTAGAAATTTCAGTAGCAACATTTGTAAATAGTGCAACTTACGATGAAGGAAAGATTCTTTATACTGACATTCCCTCAGGTAACATTAATGCTACTTTGGAAGAAGGTGAAATACAATCTTTAGATACGGCACACAAGTACGCTAAGTTAGCTTATGAGCAATTAGGTTACGAAGTAATAATAAACCAATGAGCCAACTACAAATATTAGGTATAATCTATTATATCTTTGCTTATGCAACTGCGTTAGCTATGTATTGTTCAGGAACTTTATATGTTGCTTTAGGCGGGTGCGCTATTTTCTTTTTTCTTACTTATCAATTGATTCAACAATTTAGTTATCAAGAGGAAGAATGAGACTGCAATTATTTATTTTACTAGCGTCAATTCGCACAAGCTTACCTAAACTCATTGCTGTTTTGTGGACATTTTTTTTACCTGTTACCAACTTACTTTTTTTAGTAGGTTTTTGTATCTGCTTGGATACAGTTTTTGGCTTATGGAAAGCAAAGAAATTAAAAGAGAAAATATCTAGCAGAAGATTATCTAGTATAATATCAAAAATGATGCTTTATCAAATCACCGTTATACTATTTTTTCTTATAGATAAATTTATTTTAA